GTCGGTACCGGCAAGAGCGCCTCCTGCGTCACCACTGCCATCAAGGCCAAGGAGTACGGCTACACCGTGCTGATGGTCAACCCGACCGGGGTCAGCTCGATCGCTGAGCTCAGCCGGGCGATGAACGTGGCTCGGATGTACGCGCCCACGCTGCTCGTGATCGAGGACGTGGACAAGTACTTCTCCGAGAACATGAGCCCGGACCAGATCTCGTCCATCACCAACCTGTTCGACGGGTTGGAGAAGCACGACGGGATCAGCATCATCATGACCACCAACCACGTGGACAAGGTGCACAGCAAGATGCTGCGCGCACCGCGTACCACTGGGGTCATCAAGATCGGCTACCTGGACCAGGAGTCGATGGAGCACATGGTGCGGGTGGTGCTCGGGGAACAGCTCGATCCCGAGACCAACTTCAACCTGGTCTGGAACGAGGTCAAGGACTTCGGTCCGGCCTTCATGCGGTCCACCTTCGACAAGGCCGTCGAGGCGTCCATCCTCCTGCGGGAGGACGACGAGCAGTACGACGACCCGATCATCGGCACCGAGGAGCTCATCTCGGCAGCCCGGTCCTTCCAGGACCACCGCGACCTGCACGCTGAGGTCGAGGCGTCCCAGGAGCGGACCAAGCCGACGCTCGGTGAGTTCTTGATGGATGACGTGAAGAGCTTCGTCAGGAAGCTGTTCAATGGCATGACCAGGGACTACCAGTTGGAGGTCCAGACCACCAACGAGCACGGCTACGCCACCTTCAAGCAGGCGGGCGAGAACAACAAGTAGTAGTAAGACCCAGCTACTGGAACAACTGGCCTGTACGAGCCCCTGGAAGACAAACGGGAAACGGTAGGCAGGCAGCCAGAGTGGTACCTAGAGGGTGCAACCGGAGGGCCGAGGATTCTTCCTCGGCCCTCTGGGCTTCGGTGTGCAAAACAGAGAGACACCAAGTTGCAGAGAACACACACAGACAAGGAAAGTTTCGTGTTCGCTCAACTTGCCAAGGTATTGGCAGAGGTCATTGTCAACGAGATCGTGACAGAGATCGGGGAGGCTGTTGCCGCAGTCGCCTTGAGGCTCATCGAGAGAACTCGCACCAAAGTGATCAGGCAAGATGACGAGATCACGGTCGAGTTGAACTCTGATGCCATCCTCCAACTGGTGGTCGAGGTCATCGCCACCATCATCCGCAGAGTCGTCACCCACCCCAGGGTGACGGCTTTCCTACGTCAGATACCAGAATCTGTTCGAGTCTTCTTCAGAGCCTTTGTCGTGGGGATCCGACAGGCTCTGGTCGAATCCATCACCACCCAGCTGTTCAACGACACCTGGCGGGTGTACAGCGAGGGAAGGGCGGCATGACCACGAAGGAACAAATTACGATCCGCAGACCGAGCGGCCAGGAAGAGTTCATGCTCATCTACCTGGCCTCCGATGAGCTGTGGTACTGCAGCTACTGCGAAGAGGCCACCTCCTCAGACGCCTGGAGCACTGAGGATTACTTCAGCACCGATCGCCTCTCGGTGGCGCTACCGGCGAATGACTCCGACCGGTTGTTGCAGATCCTGAAGGAACACTGCCCTGTTTATACCCAGGCCACCTGTGGGAACTGTGGTGCTGTGTTCGACTCGTCGGAGGGGGAAAACTGGTGGACGATCACCGAGGATCAGTTCATCTGCACCAACGACAACGAGTGGTACTCACAACCACACGAGGCCCTGGTCTGCTGCGGGAACTGCTTCCTGGACCGCTCAGAGCACAGTGCGTGCTACTGCGCGGAGATGGTGGATACCAACCCCGATGGCACCCCGACGCTGATCCATGGGCTGCCGCTGGCTCTCTGCCGCTGCGGTGGGAACCGATGCAACAGGGTGGTCTGTCTGGTCTGTCACGAGACCTGGGTCCGGGAGGGTGACCGGGCTCAGTTGGTGGAAGCTCTGGTCCATGCCAAGGAGCATCTGGCGTTCTACGAGATCTCCTACGAGTCGGGGACGCCGACCGAACAGACCCAGCAGATCGCTCCCGAGTGCCCGATCTGCGGGACATACTGCTGCGCGGTGCACAAGACTCACGCAGCCAAACACGCGATGTGCTGGGAGAAGGTATGAGCAGCAAGGACTCACCGATCGACTTCCCGTTCCATGAGTTCAGCTCGTTGGAGGACGTGCTGGCCTGGATGCAGCTGAACGAGGAGTTCGCCAACGTCGTCACGGTGACCGACAAGCAGCGGGAGATCATGCCCGGTGACCACGTGGTACGCCCTTACGACGTAAACGGGGTACCGATGCTCATCGTCGCCAAGACCATGACCCTGAACGAGTTCGTTCTCGCTGAGAAACAGCATGGGGCCAGTGAGGCAGAGCTGGTGCACGAGAAGGCCCAGTTCAAGGACCTCCAGGAGCGTGGCTACCGGTACGGCAGGTGGTTCTCAGTCATCTGCCAGGAGGGTGAGTACGGAGATGCTCACATCTCGTCTCTGTCCCAGGTCTCGGCGGCTCAGCACAAGCTCTACATGCACTACATCGAGATGGGAACCGACCCCTACTCGATCTGGTACGCCTACACCCTGGGGGAGAGATGAGGTGGTGGGGAGAGCCCTGGCCGTCTGAGGAGCTGCGTGCGCCGATCTGCGAGGACGACAGCCTGCGCACACCAACACCACTAGGCGAGAGCTGTGCGTGGTGTGAGGAGCCGATTCTGCAGGGCGAGGGCGGGGTCTGGATGCTGCACTGGGAGCCAGATGGTGCAGTCGAGAAGCCCTGGCACCAGGAGTGCTCATTTCGCACTGTCATGGGTTCCAAGGCGCACCTAGAGCAGCGCTGTACCTGCTACGGCGGGCAAGACCACGACGATCCCAACATGACGGCGCGGGAAGAAGCCATCTGGGTTCTGAACTACTGGACGAGCAAGGGGGAGCTCAGACCGTGAACGACGAGTTCGACTGGTCGGAGATGCATGAGAAGGCCCGTGAGGCGGATCGGCTCTACGTCTTGGACCCCGACACACACCCCTACCGGATCGACCCCCCGCACGGTGGCTGCGGGATGGTCTACCGCCGTGGGAACCAGATCAAGGAGTGCCAGGTACACGAAAACGGTGAGTGCTGGCTCGACTGGGAGGAGGATGAGTGAGCGACGAGCTGGATGTTGTCCCCAAGCGTCCAGACGGCATGGTGACCAAGACCTTGAGCCCCAGGCCCTGGTATGCCTACCTGGACGCACTCAGCGCCCAGGACGAGTACCTCCAGCTACTGCCGGAGACCGGGCCGTGGATCAACGAGCCGGACGAGGTGACCTGGCAGGAGCACGTCGGGTACCTGTGCTGGATGAGACGCCCGTGGGGGACCTGGAACGCCTACTGCACGGTGCCCAGAACACACCCATGGTTCGGCCTGAACTACGACGCCGAGCTACCGGGCTCGACCACGCCTGAAGAGACCATCCAGGTGCACGGTGGGCTCACCTTCGCAGGTACCTGGTTTTCCGAGGGGGACTGGTGGTTCGGGTTCGACACCGCCCACTTCAGTGACCTCTCACCGGTCATGCCCGCCTTCCCGGGCTCGGTCTACCGGGACATGGACTACGTCATCAACGAGACGCGCAGTCTCGCAAAACAACTGAAGGAGAAGTCATGACCATCTGGATTCTGGGAGGTCTGTTTGCTGCCATCATGCTCGGACTGATCACGCTGGCCCTGTACAGCGCCAAGTACCCGATGCCCGATGACCCCGAGGGCGACAAGGAGGCCAGCGGATGGTGAGTGACTGGCGGGAGGGGTTCCGAGCGGCTGTCACAACGGTGGTGATGGCTCGTGGTCGCCCGGCGTCCTCACACGATCCAGATGACTACCAAAGCTGGGTCTATGGCACCTACCACGACCAGTACCGTGAGATCCTCGCCCACGCCAAGCGCTGTGCGTTCTCGCCCAGTGGTGCGGTAGAGGCTGTCGAGTGGTCGGCGTTCACCGACACCGAGGCTCCGAACGAGAACAAACATGGGCTCTACGTGGTGGCGAGCTGTGCCTGCGGGCTCTACACCGACGTGACCTGGCTGTACGAGGCAGACCTGGGGGATCTGGTCAACGACCTGCTGGCGGCGGTGAAGTCGTGACCGCGACCAAGCACGTCACGCTGTGGTGTGACGCCAAGGGCTGCCATGAGTCCCTAGAAGTCGGCGGTGAGTCGTCCTTCGGACCGGCTCGTGACTACGCCCGTCGTCTGGGCTGGCGGTACGGCAAGACACCTCGGGCCAGGTCAGCAGCCCACGACTTCTGCCCCGAACACGCGGAGGAGGGGACATGATCCGCGAGATCGTGCTGGTCCTGGTCGGCGTCATCCTGGTTGCTGCCATCGTTGTCATCCTCTGGTACGCGGTGGACAGTACGGGAGTGCTACAGCGGTGACCAGACGCTTCAGGCGCAAGCAGATGGTCTGGAGCCCGTTGGGAGAGTCTCCAGGCTTCCCAAATTTCACCGAACGGCGGGGACAGATCGTCACCGTCGTCTCTCCCGTCAGTGAGATCGAGCACCTGTTCGAGGTGGTCTTCGAGGACGGGACAGAGACCAGAGGCTTCGAGTTCGAGCTGAAGCCGGTACCGAGGAAGGAGAAAAATGAGCTGGATCCTGGTGCTCCTGTGGAAGGGAGTAGTAGCTAAGACCCTGCTACCCCTGGTGGTGGGCTTCCTGGCCTTCACCGTGCTGTACAGCGTGTGGTTCGGGTGAAGAGGGCAAACAGGCTGCTGACCAGCAAGAAGGTGGACAGCGCGCTCAGGATGCTCGCTGCGCTGAGCATGTTCTCGGTGGCAGCCCAGTTCCTCTTCAACCGGCCACCGCCTACCTGGGTGATGGTGTTCTTCTTCATCTTCTGCGGGGTGTACATCGTGGCCAGCCTGGTCGACAGGCTGATCAAGTGGGTGTTCTACCACCACTACGTCGGGAAGAGCTGGCTGTACCACTGCACAGGCCACTCGGACGGGACGACCTGTGAGCACGACGGGCAGAGGTGCGTGGTGTTCCCGGTCAGTGAGGACCAGACCAAGTTCATGGAGTTCATGGAGAGACAGCGCAACGTGACGGTCTACGAGGCCACCTTTGCCAGTGGCCAACAAGGCTTCGTGCACATCAGCAGCTTGAGGAAGGTCTGATACTGTGCCCCCTACGCCCTCTGGGCGTAGGGGGCATAGAGTCTTTTTGTGCGTTCTGGAGGTTTTCATGCAGCCAGCTGAGTGCCCGACCTGTCACGTGTTAGTCCAGACTTTGCAAGGATCGCGGGACGAAGATTTGTTGGGGCATATCACGACCTCACACGTGCTACCCAGCATGGAGACAATGCTCTACATGACATCAGTAGAACCAGATGTCAGAGTGCTCCTGGAAGTGACCAAACCACTGTGTGCCGGGTGTCGAAGACACGTCGCTGTGGACAACGGCATCTACCACCAGACTCAGACCAGGACTCAGCTGTGCTGCTCCACCCAATGTCTTGCCCTGGCCCAATCTTTTGCTCCCTCATAGAGCAGTGGGCGACACGCCTGTTCCTGGGGCTCACGGTAGGAGCCGCTGCGCTGGTCATCCTGGCCATACTGGTGATGGGAGAGAAGAGGCGACAACGTGCTGGCAGTGCGCTCAGGGGAGTACCTGGTCAACTTGGACGCCATGCTCTTCGCCTCCGAGACCGAGCCCGGGGAAGACTCGTCCTCGGTCGAGATCTTCTTCACCAACACCTCGCTCGTGCTGGACGACATGACGCTGGCAGAGCTGAGCAGACATATGACTGGGATGATGCTGGTGACGATGAACCCCGGCGAGAGCCAAGAGGACTTCTTGAACCGGCTTACGACTGAGCAGGGAGGTGTCTGATGTCTCGATACGGCCTGATCTGGACGATCGTTGGCGTGCTCGCCATCATCGCTCTGCTGATTTTCATCATCCCGCGACTGTCCCACTGAGCTCCACGGAGTCATAGACACCCCTGAGAGACTGGAGCCATGCCCGAGACCCAGAGCGCGTTCAAGAACGCAGCTGATGCCTACGGGTCGATGTCACCAGGTGAGGTGCAGGGAGAGGTCACCGAGAAGCTGAACTCAGGTCCTGCCCTGGGTGAGCTGGGTGCCACCGGCCTGAAGCGGTCTGGCGGTGTCATCGACGAGGAGTTCCTCCCCGCCCTGAAGGGCACCAAGGGCGTCCAGGTCTTCACCGAGATGAGCAAGAACGACCCTGTCGTGGGTGCGTTGCTGTTCACCATCGAGAAGCTGCTGCGCCAGATTGACTGGAACGTGGTGGGTGCAGATCAGACCCCAGAGCAGCAGCAGGCGGTTGAGTTCGTCGAAGAGTGCATGTCGGACATGAGTCACTCCTGGGACGACCTGATCGCAGAAGTGCTCTCGATGCTGCCCTACGGCTGGTCCTGGCATGAGGTGGTCTACAAGAAGCGGATCGGCCCCTGGGAGACATCCCCCAAGCGCAAGTCGAAGTTCAGC